AACGCGTATCGCTGGCCGTCGTTCTGCACCTGGTAATTTGCAAACGAGCATTTACGATGCAACGGCTGGATGCCTGAGCGATTCAGAATTTTTTCCACCCGCAACTGACGATTCAGGCGGTTGATCTCCTCGCTACGTTTTCGCCCTTCTGCAAGCTGCCACTCTCGCCACTCGTCCACAGTCCGGTACGGCGCGGTTACATGCTGCGGAGCCAGCTTACGGATACGTTCAAGAACACCGCCTGTCGCAATATTTTTCATGGTCCATTACCCCCTGAAGCCTGGCGGGATCGCACTGTCCGGCAACGAGACGGTGTTAACCTGTCGGAGCAACGTCTCAGGCCGAACACCTTTCGGTGCGAACAAGCCCTGGTATTCATTGGCGATGCTGTGTCGAATCACCTGCTCAGGTGTAAAACCCTGCTGACGGAATTTTTCCAGTTCCCGTATCGCCCCGTTAGCGCCCTGCTCCGTTCGAATCGGTTTTCGCAATGCCTGCCTGAACTGAAACCACTCATGCCAGAGTGTTTCCGGCAACCAGTCAGGCAGCTCGATAGCCTCCGGCTCGAATTTTTTAGACGCTCGTTTTTGGCGAGGGGGATTTAGGGGGAGATCAGTATTTATATCTTCCTCTTCCTCTGGTAACGCTTTTTGATCCGTTTGTGTAACGCTGGCAGCGTTACCTTTTCGTTGCAGTTCGCGTATTTTTGTTACTCGCTCGTTTGTAACCGCCCGTTTTTTAGAGCTTTTCCCGTTATGACGTTCAAAGTTAGGTAGAGAAAGCCCACCGTCATTTTCGATCAGCCATCCAACCTGAATTAACGCATCAGCAAAACCAGCCATAAAAGTGATGCGATCTATTGCACTTTTTGTAACGCCGCGAGCGTTACAATCTGCATTACCGTCTATCATTTGTTGATCCGCCCATGCCCAGAAGCGAATAACCTTCCCTAATGCGGCATCTGGATCAATATTCAGAATCTCAGCAAGCCTGAATATTTCCGGCTTATCCGGCGTAATAACCTCGAGCTTTATCCAGTTTGAAGCCATTTGTTTTCACCTTGTAACGCTCGCAGCGTTACATTTAACTGATACCGAACAAAACAATCCGGCACGATTAATTTCAATCAATGCACTACGACAGAATCGCCGGGCGACCCACCACCGCTGAAATGTGCTTTCCGGTAAACGGCCTGGACTGCATCATCATGCGCATCAATTGCCGTACTCAACGCTTCCTGCGCCGCCAGTAATGCACGGCGTTCCAGGGTATCGAAGATGCAGAGTCGGTGACGCAGCTCGCGCGGAAGAATTGCCAGAACCGCAGGGATCAGTTTCTGAATTTTTTCCCTTTGCGCTTTCGTTTCACCTTTTAACCAACGGTGATAGATGTTCTGCTGATTATTCCAGTCCTTGCCTGGTACCAGGGGCAATTCGCCGCCCCCCTGGCGCAGATATTCTTCAGTAATTGCGTTAGCGACCCACGCCTGCCCTTTTTCGGCTGCCAGGGCTAACAACACTGATTCGATGTGCTCATGCCTGATTTTCATGAATCAACCGCTCCTATGCTGTTTTCGCTATGCTTACCGTCTGGGGGGAATACATCGTCAAGTCCACAATGAGCGCCAAGCCGATTAAGGGTAGAAACAATTTTTCTGCACTCCTCTAGTCCAGGGGTACGAAAATTTGCTTCGTAATTTGCCAGTCGGCTTTGTATCCACCCTAACTGAACAGCAAGTTGTCTTTGAGACAGCCCAAGCTGTTTTCGATATGTTGAAATTTTGTTCATTGAAAACCTCCGATGACAATTTTAAACACACCTTGTGTTATATGGTCAAGCTGTTTTGTGTTTTATGTAAATCACGATTCGTGATACAAGGATGCAATGGAAAAAGAAAACGAAAAAATTGCCGCTAGTAGGCTCAATGACAAAATTGCAATGCGTCTTAAAGAGCGCAGGCAGAAGCTTGGTTTATCTCAAGGAAAACTTGCTGAAATCTGCGGATGGACGCAATCGCGTATAGGTAACTATGAGGCGGGCAGCAGAAATGTTGGAGTGCATGACGCTGTCGTATTGGGAAAGGCACTTGGCATATCTCCTCCTGAGCTCCTATTTGGAGAACAGGAATCTTCTGAATTGTGGTTAAATGAATCCCAACGAAAACTTCTTGAGTTGTTTAACCAGCTACCTGGCTCAGAACAACAACGAATGATTGAGCTATTTGAAGTCCGGCTAAAAGAAATCGATGAGTATGTAGAAAAATATTTGAGAGGCAGGCTTAAAGATAATCCCCCACCGGAGTAATGATCTTGCTATCACAGTAATATGCCAATCAGCCCGCTATCAGCGGGCTTTTTTGTACCATCATCATATGACACTCACCACAAAACACATTTCGTGTTGACATAAGAAAACGCATTGTGTTTAATAAGCATATCCAAACAACGCCCCACCAGAGAACGGCTGGACAATACCTCGAGTTATCCAGCCACTGAACAGGGCTAAGTAGCCAGCCTGAGGCATACGAACATGACGGCAGTTGTTGATTGATACAAAGCGCAGTAGATAAAACGTTCCGCCACCCGGCGTTAAGGGGAAATGAGGTCAACATGGATACTATCGATCTTGGCAACAACGAATCTCTGGTATGTGGCGTGTTTCCCAATCAGGACGGCACATTCACCGCCATGACGTATACCAAAAGCAAATCGTTTAAAACCGAAGCTGGCGCACGTCGCTGGTTGGAAAGAAACTAAGGTGAGTGATATGGATTTCGACACAATCATGAAAAAGGCTTACGAAGAATACTTCGAAGGCCTTGCCGAAGGCGAAGAAGCTCTCAGCTTCAGTGAGTTTAAACAGGCGCTTTCCAGTTCGGCAAAAGCTAACAACTGAGAAGTTTATGATGGAATTGAGTGTATTAGTCGCGACTTGATCTGACACTGAGCCTTGAAAGGTTGAGAGTTACCGGTTTTGATATGGGTGTCGAATCCTTATACAAAACACGAGGTAACTCTCATGCTTCATACTACCAATCCCGTTATCAAACACAAAGCCGGTTTGCTCAATCTGGCTGAAGAACTCAGCAACGTATCAAAAGCCTGTAAAATCATGGGCGTTTTGAACCGCCCCGGGTTTCCTGGAGAGTGTTTTATCTGTGAACTCAGGCTGCCAGATCATCGTTTCCGATGGAAGCATAATAAGCTTTTTCTGCTTCTGCCGGAGGAGTATGGCCCAGCCTTCCC